TGGGCTGATGTGCTGAACCGTGCCAACCTTGGCTTTGAAGTCATGCACGAAAGGAATGCTCATAACTTCCCGCTTGATCTTGCAGCAAACAACATCGTACCTATCGCACTGAAAGCACCTGCTGTTGGATAACTATGCCTCTTAAAAAAGTTAAAAAAGTACTTCAAAAAACAACTGCTGGTAAGTCCTCTAAGGCACGCGATAAGCAAAACGAAGCATACAAAAAACTACTCAAGAAAAAATAATCATCCCGTCCGTTCATCTTCTTAATTATGGAATACGAGATTAGAGTCAACGATGCCTACGTTGAACTTATGCACAGGGCTGTGTCGTTCTATTTAGACAAGTGGCCTGGTGGTGATCCAGTTGAGCAAGAAGCTCTACTGGTTCTCAAAGCTCAACTAGACAGACTGAAGCTCGAAGTTTTGTTTGACACGATGTAGAAGACGCATGCTACTAACAGTATGGAACGGGACTGTTAGATCTCTTCGGAGGTAAACATCATGACACGTGTACCACGTCGGTATGTGTATCGCGGTGTCGCATACACCAAGTGATTAGTTAAGGCTAACAGGGAGGTTCGAGTCCTCCCTCACTTATTGGCTTTGGCCCGGTAAGCCGGATACCCTTAGCCGTCTAGACGGTGGGATAGACCACATGACAATTGAATAACTCTGAACGTTCAGAGAGTGGTTATACATTATTACTCTCTCTTATAAATGGCACAACAACTTACTTCCCCTAAGGCACCACAGGTAATTCCTGGTGCTAATAATCTGGCTGGGGGCCAGACTCCAACAACTGATCAGCGTAGGGCTCTTTACCTAAAGCTGTTCAGCGGTGAGATGTTCAAAGGGTTCCAACATAACACTATCGCTCGCGATATGGTTATGAAGCGTACTCTTAAGAACGGCAAATCTCTTCAGTTCATCTACACTGGTCGGACCCAAGCTGAGTACCATACTCCTGGAAATCCGATTCTTGGTAACAGCGACGGTGCACCGCCCGTGGCAGAGAAGACCATCACGGTAGATGATCTGCTTATCAGCTCAGCGTTCGTATACAACCTTGATGAGACTCTTTCTCATTACGATCTGCGAAGCGAGATCAGCCGCAAAATCGGCTTCGCACTCGCAGAAAAATATGACCGCCTGATCTTCCGTGCGATTGCACGTGGTGCTCGTAAGGCTTCTCCTGTTAGCGCAACTAACTTTGTTGAGCCCGGTGGCACCCAGATCCGTGTTGGTTCTTCTGCCAACGAATCTGATGCTTTCTCTTCTACCGCTCTGGTAGCAGCCTTCTATGACGCAGCTGCTGCGATGGACGAAAAGGGAGTGAGTGGAGACGGACGTGTGGCCGTGCTCAACCCTCGCCAGTACTACGAACTGATCCAAGCTGTTGGTTCCAACGGCCTGGTGAACCGTGATGCTCAAGGCACTGCACTGCAGTCCGGTCAAGGCATCATCGAGATTGCTGGCATCAAGATCTACAAGTCAATGAACATTCCGTTCCTTGGCAAGTACGGCACCAAGTACGGTGGCACTACCGGACAGACTTCACCTGGCAATCTGGGTGACTTCATTGGTCCTGACCTTGAAGATGCTTCTACTGCACAGACTGGCATCAACAACGACTACGGTACCGCAACCGAATTCGGTGCTAAGTCTGCTGGCCTGATCTTCCAACGCGAAGCAGCCGGTGTTGTTGAAGCAATCGGTCCTCAAGTACAGGTAACAAACGGAGACGTTTCTGTCATCTACCAAGGTGACGTTATGCTCGGGCGTTTGGCCTGTGGCGCAGATTATCTGAATCCTGCTGCAGCCGTTGAGCTGTATGTTGGTGGTACTGCACCCTCCGATTTCTGATAATTATTCTTTACTAGGGGCTCTACGGAGTCCCTTTTTTTTATTCTTATGTCCTCAACTATTGGCACCGATACCGAACTATCCGCTGTGAACTCAATCTTGGGGAGCATCGGACAAGCACCACTAACTAAACTTGACAAGACTAACCCTGAAGTTAGTTATGTTTACAACATCTTTCGCGAAGCATTAGTCGATACTCAAAACGAAGGTTGGGTATTTAACCGTGAAGAGAATGTACCACTCAGCCCTGATGTGACTACAAAATACATCACGTTTCCTGCTGATGCCTTACGTATTGATGTAACTGGCAACCAGTTTGATAGAAGTACAGATGTAGTACGACGTGAAGGTAAACTGTACGACAAGGTTCGTAAATCATATGAGTTTGAAGATACCTTGTATGTTGACATCGTTAGAATTTATGACTTTGAAGATATCCCTTCTGTTTTCCAGCGGTACATAACTGCCCGTGCAGCTACCCGTGCAGCTACTCAACTGGTTGCAAACCCACAGCTAGTACAACTACTTACTACTCAAGAGGCTTATTCAAGAGCAGCTTGTATGGAGTACGAATGTAATCAAGGTGACAACAACTTTATGGGTTTCCCAAACAACACTTCCTACGAAACATATCAACCATTTAAAGCACTGAGGCGCTGATGGCATCTATTACTCAATCAATACCTACCTTTGCATTAGGCATTTCACAACAGGCTGACGAGTCAAAACTTCCTGGTCAAGTCAAAGACCTAAAGAATGCTGTACCTGACATCACAGATAGTTTATATAAAAGACCTGGCACAAAGTTCATTAATACTTTGTCTAACTACGGAACAGGCAAGTGGTTCAATTATTATCGTGATGCTGATGAAGGTTCTTACGTTGGTCTTGTTCAGAGGAACGGTACTGTAAGAGTCTGGAGAGTGAACGATGGAGTAGAGATGACTGTTAATTTGTTAAACAGTCCAGCTACGTATCTTTCACATACCAGTGATGACAATATTGGCACTTGCACAATCAATGACACTACCTTCATTTGCAACAGTGATGTTAATAATTCAAAAACTGAAGTTAAAATGCTTAATGCATCTACACCAGATGTAGCCCCATCTAAACCTGATGCTAACTCAGTTTATGTTGAACTAAAACAGGTAGCACCACGTCGTCAGTATGCACTAAATATTTATGACAACGACACAACTACAACAGAATTCAGTGCTACTTCAGTTGAAGTAATTTCTGGTTTTAGTAACAACGTTGATAGCAATGAAGACTGTCGTTTCACTGGGACGAAAACACATGTTGATTCTTCCACAGGTATTGCTGTCAGAGTAACTGTAATCGGGCAGCCATTCGTATCTGGCTATGACAATAACCCACCGAATGCTCGGTACAACGCACAGTACACACTGCGAGTTGATCTACTTCATGGTGGTACTTATTCAAGTTCCAAGTTAAATCAAAATGCATTTACTGTAGACGTTGAAGGTACGACGCACACTATTAAAGTTACGTCTGAAACTCAAGGAGACTATAGAGTTAACTTGCAGTCCATTAGACCTATACCTTGTGATATTGAACAAGACACCTCTTTAAATGTAGCTAGTGTTTTGAATTCTATTCAAGAACAAATTACACAGACAGGTTTTACTAAAAAGGTTATAGGCAACGGATTGTATATCACAAGATCTAGTGGTTCATTTAACGTTGAAGCATTAGAAGGTGATCTTTTCAATATTGTCAAAGACGAAGTCAATGATGTTGCTAGTCTTCCTACATGTTGTAAGCATGGGTATATTGTTAAAGTCGTCAACAGTGCTAACCTTACTGAAGATGATTACTATCTAAAGTTTGTCGGTGAAAACGATAGAGATGGAGAGGGACATTGGGAAGAATGCCCTGGCCCTGGTGTAACTCTCAGTATTGATGCAACCACCATGCCATATGTTCTACAAAGAACTGGCCCGACTTCAATGACATTGGGACCTTATACATGGGTAGCACGTCAGGTTGGTGATAATATAACTAATAAAAAACCTTCATTCTTAGACAACAGAATCAGCCAAGTACTGTTTCACCGCAATAGGTTGGTGATGCTCAGTGGTTCTAATATTGTTCTGTCTCAACCAGATGATCTTGGTAACTTCTGGAATAAGACTGCTCTGACATTTTCTGGTATAGATAGGATTGATATCAGTTCTAGTTCTTCTAGCCCGAATCAATTGGTTCATGGCATTGAGATGAACACTGGTCTTGTTTTGTTTAGTGCCAGTAATCAGTTCTTATTTGCAACTGACAGTGACCTGCTAAATCCTGAAACTGCCAAGGTTTATTCCTTATCTACCTATAACTTTAATATCTCAACTCAACCTTTTTCTTTAGGTACAAGTATTGGTTTTGTTGAAACGGTAGGAGCACGTTCACGTTTTCATGAGATGACTAACATCCGTACTGAAGGTGAACCTGTCGTCTTAGAGCCAAGCAAAGTTGTGCCACGTCTGTTGCCACAAGACATTAATATTGTAGCTAACTCCAGAGAAAACACCTACATATTTTTTGGCAAAAAAAATAGCAAGGATGTATATGGCTTTAAGTACTTCAACAGCTCAGACCAGCGTCTTCAAGGTGCATGGTTTAGATGGGAGTTTCCACAAAATATTATGCACCATTTTGTAGATAGAAACAGGTTTTATATGGTTGACAGCAATGGTGTTTTAAGTGCTTTGATTTTGCAAGACTCTACTGCTCGTCCAACACTAACTAATGCTGAAGATGAAGATTTCGATATACATCTAGATAATTATCAAACTATCAGCTCACTTAGTTACAATTCATCTACTGACAAAACAACCTTTAGTCTTCCCAGCGTTTACACCAGCGGTAAAGCAGCTGCAATTGTCGTTCAACAAAATAATGATCGTGGTAGATATCAAATCATTGATGGTTCCCCCGGTAGTACTGGTTCATTGAATGGTGACTGGACAGGTTCTTCCATTGTTGTAGGTGATCAATTTGAGATGTCAGTTGAGCTACCTACAATCTTCCCTACATCTACAAAGGGAGAGATGACTGTCTCAGATACACAATCTTCTTTGATTCTACAAAGAGTCAAGTTTAATTTTGGTCAGGTTGGTCAATTCACAACTACACTCGAACGTGTAGGTAAGGATGATTTTGTTGATGTCCATCAATCTTCAATCATGAATGGATATAAAGCAAACCGTGCACCTTTCTTAGAAGATAGTACTAGGACTATCCCTGTGTATGAAAGAAATACCAATGTCAACATCACCCTTAGTTCTACCCACCCATCACCAGCAACCCTACAGTCAATGTCTTGGGAAGGTGATTACACAACCAACTACTACAAACGGATCTAAGTTCATACATCCAATTACTGAAGAGGCTGCCTTAGAGGTGGCCTCTAATCTAAGGCCAGAAGACCATAGAGAGGTTGTTGATGGGTATGGGGTAGATCCAATAGATGCGATACCTAAAGAAGCTCTGAAGGGCTTCTGCATATATTTCACAGTACCTGACGGCAGGACTGCCGGACTAGCTGGGATAGGTGATAACGGAGCTATATGGATGCTCTGTACACCAGCTATCCATGACTTTCCGGTTCTGTTTGCTAGACAGGCAAAACGCTTTATAGACAGCAGAACCGAAAAGCTTCTGTGGAACTATGTAGATAAGCGCAATACAGCACACCTTAGGTTGCTGAAATATCTGGGGTTTACCTTTGTTGAAGAGATTCAATTTGGTCCCAAACAATTACCCTTTATTCTGTTTAATAAATGGCATTCCCATTTGCACCAATCTTAGGAGCTGCCGGAGCACTTCCCGGAGCTATTACTTCTATTGCTGGTCTCTTTGATAACTCAGCTAACAGAGCTGTACACGAAAGAAACAAAGCAAGAGTTCGTCAGATTAATTTTCAGAATTCACTGATCCGTGGCGACAATCTCAAGATACGCAGTGACTTCAATGCTCGTAAGTTAAGTGTACTTGAGAATATTGACAATATTCAATTGGCATCTGATCAAGCAAGAGGACGTGCGCGTCTTGGTCTTGATAGAGCTACTAGACAGTCAATGCTTGGCAATCAAAAAGATGTACGACGTATGTTCCAAAGTCTTAGTTCTCGTCAAGGCACTATGAATGTTGGCAATAGACAAGCACTTCTTGATTACTCTGCTGCTGCTACTGCCAGAGCAAACAAATTAACTCAGGTTAGTGATGATCTGATTACATCAGAGTACGATGCAAGATTGGCACAACAGAATGCAGTCAAGCTTCAGAAAGAGCGTGTAGCAATGATGCCTCAATACAAGCAATACATTCGTAACTACGAACCTGAGCAATATCAAAATGATATGACTCAACGTGTGCTAGGTGCCGTTGGTGGTTTAGCTGGTGCAGCAGTGACTGGTTTTGAGACCTTTGATAAGTTCAAAGTACCTACTGATCTTGATGGATATAACCCAGGTGTTAATTCCAATCTAAAGATAGGTAAGTTTAATCCTAATTTGTTTGATACCTCATTTGGTTATGGGAGCTACGCAAAATGACATCTACACCTATGCAAGCTCCTGACTATGGGTCAGGTCAAGGTGCATCTTTAAGTGAATCTATGCAGGCTGTATATGACAGTATTTTGCAGGATGAACAGACTCGAACAAGTAATGCATCTACTCAATCAAAGCTACCTGAGTCGTTAGCAGCATTCAGCAAAACAGCATCTGATACAGCTAACATTCTTTTTCAAAAAAAGATTGACGATACCAAAGCTAAGGCTTTGTATGACGCCCGTATGGATGGCAGTATTAGTCAAGACCAGATTGCTGCTTATGACGCTGAAGTTAATGAAATCAATAGCAACCACCGAACTATTGAAAAAGCAGCTGATTCAATCGAACGTGCTGATCAACACGACATTGTTGCTGAACGTGTAAGAAGTAC